AGCACAACCAGACGGAATTCAATGATTCAGACTTCGAGGGGGTTAGGAATGGCTCGCAAGGTGGTTGAGACGATCACGTGCGACGGATGCAAGAAGAAGGGGATCGACGCTCCGGGAACCGTAAGCCTGACGATCATGGACGATCAGTACGACCTGTGCGACGAGCACGGCACCAAGTTCAGGACTCTGCTGGCTGAGGCCCTGGGAGACACCATCAACGCGGCGCTGAGCGCCTAATCAAGGGGAGGATCAGGAAGTGTCGACGTTCGAGCAGATGTCCTTTGGCCCTATGGGCGAGGCTGTGAAGGCTGCTATGCCTACGAGTGAGGCGGACCCCATCGGGGTCTGGGCTGCCAGTCTGGCTATGTACTCGTCCGCGATTAGCCGGACCGTAAGGCTGGACAATCGCAGGCCGGTCGTAGTCTGGACGGTGCTTGCCGGCCGTTCGGCCATCGGCCGTAAGGGCTACGCGTACAACACGGCCAATGCCGTGCTCGGCAAGACTCTTGGCGGCTACATGCGCACGCGAAAGCGTGACGGAGTCTCGTCCGGCCCCTCTCTGGTGGACATGCTCTCGAAGATGGAGCTGGACACGGTGGGAGAAGAGGGCGGAATAGATGGCCGAACCATCCTCGTTGAGGAGGAATGGGCCTCGGTGCTCAAGGTCCAGAAGCGGTGCTCCAAGTTCAGCACCCTTTTCCGTACAGCATGGGATGGTAAGCCGATCTCGAACAGGACGAAGAAGGATGGACTTCAATCGGTTGCTCAGCCGCTTCTCGGTTTTCACGCCCACATCACTCCTGGTGAATGGGCGAAGTATGTGAGTAGCAGCGAGGCTCTGGGAGGCTCGTACAACAGGCTTTTGCCGGTACTGGTCGAGCGTTCGAAGATGCTCCCGTACAACAGCAAGCCGGTAGTCCCGGACACCAAGCCGCTTCAGGCAGCCTTCGAGTGGGCCACCGAGGAAGCCCGCGTCATGCGCTTCAGCCGGGAGGCTGGAGAGCGGTACGACGAGATCCGGGCCATCGTTGAGGACCGCATGGCGGAGATGCCCGAGCTGCTGGCGTCATACATGGAGCGAGCGGCCGAGCAGGTACAGCGCATCTCGGCTGTCCTGGCCTCCACGGAGATGACGGAAGAGATCAGCACCGCGGCTGTAGAAGCGGCGTGGAGCTTCGTCTCCTTCTCCATGGCCAGTGTCGAGAAGCTGGTGAAGGACGCGGCATCGGACAGCGGTCCGAAGTCTATGCAGGCGCCTGAGGACATGATCCGCGACGTGCTTAAGCGGTACGGCGGTGAGGCCCAGTCGTCGGCTCTGCTGCGAGCCCTGTGGGGCCGGATGAACGCGGCCGGCATCAAAGAGGCGGTCGAGACCATGGACGACGTGGAGATGGTCAAGGAGAAGTCTGGTGGGCGGGGAGCCCCTAAGACGATCTATCGCCTGACCAGTGGACAGGACCAGGACCAGGACCAGGACGAGCAGAAGCCCGTCAAGCCCACGTTGAAGGTACTCAACGGGGAGCGACTGAGGCAGGCCACGAAGCCTAAGCCGCAACCCGCTGCGATCAACGCGAACCCGTTCATGGCTGCTCTGGACCTGTAGGAAGAGACATGGGCAAGTGCAACAAGGGGCTGTTCGTTCGCTCCTCCAAGAGAGTCGAAGAGATCTTTTCGCACGGCTCCCACGATGAGGCTTGGGGAGTCGTTGAAGAGTGGGCAGAAAAGATCAAGAAGCTCGGTATTGCTGATCGGTTCGGCGTGCACATGGCACGAAATGACCGAGGCTCGTTCGACGTGTTCCTGACTGACCGTTCTATCCCCACGACTACCTGAAAGGTACCGCCATGCCTGAGACCATCACGCTTCCCGTGCCCGGACAGATTCGCCGGCACGTCATCAAGAACCTCGAACCGATGACCAAGGGTGAGAGAGACCTCAAGGCCGCCAGCATCGCCGGCCACAAGGAGCTGGTGGCGCAGGAGAGGAACAGTCTCAACACCATCGGCCTTCACCTGACCAACGAGGCCCTGGGGGTGGCGCTCGACATCGCCCGTGACTGGCTCGACAGCGACAACGGCAACAACGTCATGGCGGGGAAGTCGATGCTCAAGTTCGAACTGGAGTACGAGCCGGACGACCCGCGCGAGATCCGGCACGAGATCAAGATGCCCAAGAGCCTCGCGGGGCACTTCGCCCCCAAGTACGGCAGCCCCTCCCCGTACAAGGACGAGTCCGAAGTCATCAGGTCTGACATGAGCAGGATGAGCTGGACGGGAACGGGTGCGCGCGGCCGAGTCCGGGCGGAAACGATCGGCTTCATCCTGAAGAGGATGGGCCGCCTACTAGACAACCCCCACCCCGCTACCGCCAGGGCGGCAACGAAGTTCATCGCCACCTACACCGAGCCGTACGCCAAGACGACGCGACTCATCGCCGGACACCTGGAGATCGAGGACCAGGAGCCTGAGAAGGAGATCCTGACGGCCGACGACTTCAAGGCCGCTATTCGCGGCCGGGGTCCCGAGCTGGTTGGCGACGAGCCCGACGAGGACCAGGCCCTTGAGCCCGCGGTGGTCGAGGAGACGGCGCCGCCCAAGGGCGGGTACGAGGTGCCAGCCAACTTCCTGGAGCTGGCTGCGGAGGGCAACACCGATCAGGCCAAGGCGTACTGGACGCGCCGTTGCGAGGAGTACCGGAGGACCGGCAAGTGAATCCAAGCGAGATGCCTCAGCAGAGACGAATGCGCCCCGTGCAAGGGCGCTTTTCTTCTCTCACCCGCAAGTGGCAGAATCTCAGCAACACACAATCCTGGGAGGAAGCCAGTGGCGACGGTACTGCGGCCGAGAGATTTGAACCCTTCGGCAAGCATGGCTGAGTTCGAGTTCTGGAAGTGCCGGCAGTGCGGAGCTGAGCCCTTGGGCCTGTTCGAGGACGAGCGAGGCAGGTACCACTACCGCCACGACGACCCTGACGGGCTGGACCCGCACACCGACGTAATCCCTCTCGGATACGTGGACGGCATACTCACGAGATTCTGAGAAACAGGAACGGCCCTGGATAGAGTAAGTACCCAGGGCCGCTCTTACGGCAGCATACAAGAAAATGCCCCCCGGCCGCAGCCGGGGGGCATTTCATTCATTCTCTCAACCCGAGGTAGACCCCTCTACCTCAGACCTGGGGGGCCGGCGCAGGTGCCGGCTCAGCGGGAGCCGCCTGAGCGGCTTCCTGAGCTGCCACAGCAGCCTGAGCAGCAGCAGCAACGTCCCACGGGGAAGGCTCGTACAGAGCCGTAGCGGTCTTGGCGTCCTCGTGTCGCTGAGCGAACTCACCCGCACCCAGCAGGGCAGCGGCGACAGGGAGAACGGCCTCCCAGTGGACGCCCGGCCAGAAGCCCAGCAGCAGCGGCACCAGGGCCGAGACGACGGCATACAGTCGAACACCGTGCTTGGAAACAAAGTTCATGAGATCTCCTTTAGGGGGTCACATCGAGCCAGTGAGAATGTGGAGTAGGAACCACACGGCAAAGCCGGACCAGACGCCGGTGAAGACGGCCCGGCCCGGCTTGGTGTGGACGCGGAACCACGCCCTGAAACGCTCAGAGAGCGTGTCGCCCTGCCTCTTGCTGACGATTCCGTACGTCTCGAAGGCAGCGAATGTGAGGACCCAACCGCCCCACATCCAGTCAGCCGCGGTCACTTGCAGCTCGGAGTACTCGACGGCTTGGGCGTGGGCTTGTGGGTCGGCTTCGCGCTCGGCTTCGGGGTGCTCTTGGTGGTCGGCTTCGGAGACGGCTTGGCGCTCGTCTTCGAGGGGGACGGCTTGGCCGGCGCGTGGACCGGGACAGTCACCTTGTCCCCAATGTGGATGTCGTTGGGGTGCGACTTGTAGGCCGGGTTCAGTCCGAGCAGGGCCACGAGGGAGATGCCGGCCGCCACAGCGATAGCACCGAGCGTCTGACCAGCCTTCACGCTCACGGTCGTGGTCTTCGGCTTCACAGTGGGCTTGCTGGGGGCAGTCACCGCAGGCCCGTTGGACGCAGCCGCGTAGTGGTAGCCCGCCTTGCCGTTCAGGCTCGGGTCAGCAGTCGTGATGCCTTCGGCGTACTCGGGCAGGCCGTACCCATACGTGTTGGCGTCCCGACGATTCCGCTTACGCAGGTAGACGCCGTTGCCCTCGGGCGAACCATCCGTGTTGGTGTTGCCTTCCACGGTAGTGATCGTGTTCGCGTCGTACGCGACGACCAGACCAGTGTGAGCGCCACCGTCCTTGCCGAAAAAGACCTGAGCACCGATGGCGGGATACGCGCTGAACCGGCCCTTCTTACGGAACCAGTCGACTCCGTAGGAGCAAGAGGCGGAACGCGGGAACAGGTCCGCCACGTTGGCCTTCAGCGCCAGCCACGACACGTACACGGCACACCACGGCCACCCGCCCGCGCTGACCCACGCCAGACCGGGGACCGCAGCGGCGTACTTCTCCTTGTTGTCCCAGTGGCCTCCCGAGAAGCCTTCCTTGTAACCGACCTCGCCCTTCGCTATCCGAATGACTTCGGCAACCTGGCTCATGCGTCCTCCTGTTTTTGGGCATGAGAAAGGGCCGACCCGCAGGCCGGCCCCTCATGTGTGATTACGTCAGATACGTAGTGATCTAAGTCGTTCCGGATCGAGGGCAGTCAGAATCTCGATGAGTCTCTGATTCTCCTTCTCGATCCGCGCAAGCCTTTCCTTGATCTCGTCAAGGTCTTCCTCAAGTCGATCAGCACGGGCCTTCTGCGCCTCCGCCTCTTCCTTCCAGATGTTGGAAGTGCCCTTGCGCCATCCCGCAACGACAATCACAGATGCGGCAGCAAGAGAGGTGCTGATGGAAATAATTTGCTCCAGCGCCATCACGCCTCCCGGTACCAGCCCTGAATGGTGACGATGGTCGAGGTTCCGATTTGCTCGCCCCGCATTTGGATGTCAGTAGGGCCACGGAACTGATCGATGATCGCTCCCGAACCGCCCGCGAGGACAACCGCGCTGAAAGTCCCGGAGATAGAGCTGTTTGTGCCAGCGGCTACGCCACCGCAGTACGCGCCAAGAAACTGACGAGTCGTGTTTGCGCCGGACCCGCCGTCGCGGTATGGGGTGCTCGGGAGAGAAATGGTGATACCAGTCGTGCCTGAACCGGCAGCATTCGCGGAAAGATAGATCTCGACAAAGACGAGCTTCCCGAGTTTCTTGTACCAGCCGACTTGCTGAGTCCACGTCGCCGTTCCGCCGTTGGCTACGGCCGGTACGTAGGTGCTCCACGTCGTTGACGTGACAGTCAGGTCACCTCCGACAACGAAACTGTCATCCGTCTTCAACGTGTCGGCCGCGGAGCGGTAGAGGTTCGTGTCACGCGGGTTAGTGCCGTCGCCCCACTCCTGGAGACCGGACCCCTTCATCTGGAAGCGGTCGCTCGCATCGCCAACAGCAGCCGCCCGGTATGCAGTCGTGCCGGACGTAGCAGCCTGAGACAGCGGGGCAGCAGTGGTGAACGTGGCACCGCCCGAGGCATTCAGCGAGCCATTGACAGTGAGGTTGTTGTCCGTCTTCAGGGTGCCGGCCGCGGAGCGGTAGAGGTTCGTGTCCTGGATGGCGTTACCGGGCCCCCAGAACATCAGGCCATCCTCGCGGACAAACCATCTGGCGTTAGCATCTCCAGTCGCCCGGCCCTCAAATGCACTGTCTGAAGGGTTGGTGCGGTTACTGCGGACCAGGTTGTTGGTGTGAAGCTCTCCGCCAACCGTGAGGACGGTGTCCGTCTTCAGTTCACCAGGGTTGGCACGGTAAAGGGTGGTGTCCTGGGTGGCCGTGCCGTCACCCCAACTCAGCTTGCCATCGGTGCCAAAAACCCCGCGTGCGTTGACGTCTCCAGTAATGCGGGTCGAGAGAGCAGGGTCAGACGTAGCGCCCCGATAGACCCTCAGAGCGGCGCCACTCAGCGCGAGGAATCCAGTTCCATCGCGGTACAGGGTCGCGTCACGGGACGCGTTGCCAGGTCCCCATGAGATCTTTCCGTCGGTGGTGACTCGAACCCGGTCAAAGCCATCGCCAGTAACGTTGATACCGAGAATGTCAGTTGCAGTTGCGGCACCGGATAGCTTGGGCAGGCCAGTGAACTGGGGGGCTCCAACAAATATGGGGCTGTTGCCAAAGGTAGGGCTTCCGTTGATGGTTCCCGAAAGGGTGCCGCCGTTGAGTGTCTTGTTGGTGAGGGTCTGAGTGTCCGTGGTGCCGACGACGGAGCCAGTGACTCCGTGGACGCCGCTGGTGAGGGCCTTCGCGCCGGTGATCTGAGCGTCGCTGTACGCGCGGTCTCCGTGAGGGTCGATACCGCTGACGTGAGAGTCGAGCCGTTCGCCCACCGTGACGGAGACGAGAGCGACCCTGCCGCCTCCAAAATCCACCCAGAGGCGTTCGTATCCATCGGGACCGTAAAAGGCCGCCACGTAGCCGTGAGCGTCGGCCTGGAGCTGGAGAAGCGGGGCACCGTTGATGTCCGTGAGGTCAGTGAGCTGAGCCGCGCCGGCAGAGGGGCCGTCCCAGACGGACCCCACAGCGTTCGCCACACGGGCGCCAGTTATGTCTTCGGCAACTGAATCGGCGGTGCCGCCAAACAGGTTTCGTGCCAAGGGGCACCTCCGTAAAAGGGCATGAAAAAAGGCCCTGCGGCGATGCCGCGGGCCTAGTTCTTGAAGCTGTCGGGGTTAGCTGCCGAAGGTAGATGCCTCGTACACTCCGGAAATCTTCAGGTTGGACAGTGGGGGAATGGTCCGAAGACCGTCCAAGCCTTCAGCGAGGTTGGTGCTGTTGGGGTAGAGCAGGTACGCGACGGACTGACCGGAACCGCCTTGGCTGATCTCGGCATTGATATCCACCACGTTCGGGAGACCGCCGTTGTAGTTGGGGTTCCGAAGGATGCCCTTGACTACCTGACCGGTGGCGCCCGCGGCAGTAGTTGGAAGCGTCACAGCGATCGTGTTGTTTCCCGTTCTCGTAGGCCCGGTGTCTTCCCAATCGTTGTTTAGGTACACCGAGAAATAGACCATTCCGGGGGCGATCCAACGCCACCTGCCGGTTTTGTTGGCACCAGGGAGGTCGACGTTCACGTTGACCAAACTCGGGGTGTATCCACGAGGCTTGGCGAGGTCACGCGCAATCACGTTGCCGTCCCGGCCGATCCAATACTCTGACTGCGTATCGGTGTTGTTGCTGTCCATGTCCACGACGAACGAGCCGTTCGCCTGGTAGGCAGACGCCTGGAGGGCATTCCACGGCACTGCCATGTGCTCAGGGACGTCGAACGGCATCACGTTGATGAGACTCAGAGCACCGCTGTTGGCCGGAACAGTGACCTGGTGGAGAGGCATCTCCCAGACACCGCCGTAGGTGCGGGTCAGTGCCGGCGCCTTGGGAGTCGCCGCGGGCTGGCCCTGGACCACCGCGAGGTTGACGGAGCTGTTCGACAGGTTTGCCCGGAGAACGACCACGTCAATACGCCCGTTGCTGCCAGTGTTCGCGGCAATCGCCACCGTTGCACTCGCCGTTAGCTGGTAGTAGAAGCCTCCGACGATCGCCCGGCCGGGGGCGACAGACACCGACGTGCCGTTGACCACGGCGGCCGTGAACGGTAGGGAGAAAGCGTCAATCGACGTTTGATCGAGTCGGAAGTCAACGCGGTCCTTGGCGAAGACCCGAGCCATGTATTGCCACTGAGCCTGTGACATCATCTGCGCGCCGCCACCGGCGCTATCGGCGGTGAACGGGTAACTTATCTCGTTGGCCATTACATCCTCGCCTCTAGCTTGCGCAGCTTCTCACGCATATCGAAAACTGTCTTGTAAAGATTGAGCGGGTTACCTGCACCCTGATCACCGATGGACGGGGAAACCGTTTCGGTCTGTCCGCCCTGGTCCACCGTGATGGACACCTCGCGCACGATGTCCACGTATTCGGTACCGTCCACGGCAACCGTCACGATGTCGCCCACGAAGTAGTCGCGACCAAACTTGATGTGCGGAGTGTCGATCGGATAAATCTGGAAGTTGCCGTTCTTGGCGCCGGTGGTCAGAGCTTCAGTGGCGGCATCCAAGACGGCCTGCTGAGCGGCGGCGAAGGCCGCGTCTGTCACCGAGAGATCCGCCTTGATCGGCTGGCCGGTGGTCAGGTCCGCCTTGATGGGGAGGTCTCGCCGGTCAAGGAACTGCTCGATCTGAAGGCCCCACTCGGCCTCAGTGGCGGTGTCGATCTGCTGGTACATGTACCGGCCCTTGCCGGTGCCCTGACAAGCCACGATGACCCGCGTCACGGTCGGAGCCGTCAGGCTCCACGTGAACTCACGCAGGTTGCCCAGTTCCTTGCTGAAGCGGATGGACTTGGACAGGTCCCGCGGAGCGTAGAGATACAGGTTGATGGCCTTGGCGTTGGGGTCGTACAGGAACCGGTAACCAGTGGTCTTGGTGTCGGTCCAGCTCTCAAGCTTTGTGCCGATGACGTCCCACTGGAGGTTGTCAGAGATCGTGTTGCCGATCGTGACGTCACTGCCGATGACCGCGCCGGCCACCTTGCGGTTAGCCAGAGCACCAGGACCAAGAGCCTTGTTCAGCTCGTTCCAGATCAGGTGACCAGCCGGGCCGGAAACTGCTCTGGTGTCGTCCGTGGTGTTCCACTGCTGCGTTGCCGCCTTGGTGGGGTCGGGGTAGGCAAGCCGGTTGTACGCAAGCTTGTTGTCGCACTTCCCGCCGAAGTACAGCGAACCCATGCTCGTGTGCTGGTCGTTGGTCCAATAGTGCTGGAAGCTCTCGATCTGCCCCGTGAGGATGGGGAGGGCAACGCCATCCTGATAGATGGCTACGCCTCCACCCCTCTGGAGAAGGTCAGACTGAGGCGTTCCCGCCTCCACAAGGATTTGCCACGAGCCTTGCGCCGAGTATCGAATCACAAGGTCCATCGAGATCCACGTATCGATAATGCCTATTCGGTTGAGTGCAGCGTCACGCACCTCCACCCGATAACCCATGTGCACCTCATGTCAGTAAGTCGTATAGCGCGGGAATATCTCCACCTTCACGGATGGAGTTCCGCTACCGGCGACGAGATCAGCTTGGACAGTCGACGTGCCCACAGGCACCGACCAAAAGTTGGGGTTGGCAGACATCAGAGGGAAATAATTCGTTCCCTGGTCGTCCGTGATGGTCTTGTAGCCAGGACGGCTATCGACCGTGAGTGTCCGCCCGTTGGCCAGGCAGTCAGCTCCACCCGGTTGTGCCGGGATGCCCCAGCTCGACCCGTCAGGGCCGGTGAACTTGAAGGACTTCAGAGGCCCGGTAATCGTCCAGACAGGCCAGGCTTCGATGTCGCCAGGATTGGTGACGATGAGCTGACCTGAGGCCGGCGTGCCGGTACTCAGCTTGATCGGGAAGAACGGGTTGCCCAGGAACGGCGACGGCGTGCCGAAGGTCCAGTCAGCGACCTCTTCCGTGTCCCCGTAGAACCACGGGTCAACGGCAGTGAGCTGGATACCGTAGGACACCCAGTCGAAGCCCGAGGTGTCGACGGATTCATTTCCCTCCATGCCGTTCACGTAGTAGCACTGAATGCGGCGGGCCGCTCCGTCCTGCTCGATGAACGTCAGGACACAGAACCCGTTCTTGGGATTCAGCGCACTGGCAAGCTTGCGCTTGAATGAGGTCAGTGTCTTCCGGTCGACCCCATAGACGAACACCGGGAGGAGAATCTGCCGGGCTACTGCTCTTGAACCTCGGTAGATCGAGCCATCGAGGTTCGGGGAGTCGTCCGTGTGCAGTTCGAACGGAGGCATGTCGAGCCCGGATGCTCCCGGCTGGATCACGATTGCCGGCCACCAACGGTTCTGGAAGCCGGTGAGGGGGATCTCCTCCCCCTCACCATTGCTTCCTGTTATCGACACGTAGGTGTGCTGCCAATCCTCCGGTATCGGAATCAGTGGGTTGATGTTCCACTGCCCACCGTTGGGATTCTGTGGCCCTGCGGGAATCGGCATTTAACACTCCTTGTCGATTACAACGCGGCCATCGTTTCCGCGTACTTCATCGCCCTAAGAACCGCCTGAGTGGTGTTCTCGGACTTGGCTTCATGAACGTGGATCTCGTACTTCGGACCCACCATTCCGGCCGTGTCCTTGGCGTTGTAGACGCGTTCACCCCCACCGAAATTGATCAGCTCAGGACCCCGCTCACCCACCATTGCCATGCCAGGAGAAGCGGAGCGGGTGCCCGTCCAATAACCCTTGATCTTGCTGACCTTGGTGGTTGTCGAGGTCTTACCGCCCACGGTCCTTTCAGTGGTCGTGGTCGTGGTGCCCTTGTTCGGGTCGGTAACCGTGGTGGTCACCGTCACGACCTTTCGCCCCTTGGAATCCGTCGAATACGACGTGGTTACCCGAGTCGTCTTCTTCTTCGGCGCCTTACCACTGACAGCCTGGGAATCCCCAGTAAGCCAGGTAAGGAGGGACGCCAGGCCCGAATTGACAGGCGTCTTGGAGTTGAAGTGCAACTTGTTCTTGAGGGTCTTGGTGATCGTGTCAGCGATCCCCTCGATTGCCTTCTTGAGCTTGTTGTCCTTCGCAGTCAGACCGTCGACAAGGGCTTGAGCAGACTTCTTTCCAGCGGCGTAGTACGAGCCCGCAACCGACTTCCCGAGGGAGCTGCTTGCGTCACCGATGGCCTTATAGGTGTTGTTGATGTCCGTGACCTGAGAGGAAGTGGACTGCAACAGCGCCTTAGCCATGGCGTCGCCCTGTTCGGGGCCAGCCTGGGCAATCTCAGAGATGATCTCCTTGGAGAAGCCCTTCTTGACCAACGCACTGACGTCGCTCTGGAAGGATTTGATTGACGCCAGACGCTCACGCAGGCTGGACAGAGCCGAAGAGGCCGAGACCCCATCGGTGTTGAACACGTCCGTGAGGGACCGCAGGCCAACAGCCTTGTCCGAGATGGACGAGGCCATGTCGGCTTCATCCTTCTTGACCTGAGCAAGCTTGGTGTTGGCGTCCTTCAACTTCGGCGCCAAGTCGGCTCGCTGCTTCACGAGGCCCTGGAGCTGCTTGTTCTCCTTGTCCAGCCACTTGTTCAGGCTGTTCGCCGTCCCTGAGCCGATACGACCAGAGGTGAACGCCTTGGTGATGATCTCGTAGAGCTTCTTCACCGCGGAGTTCAGCGAGGAGACGCCCTTCTCGGCGTCCGCAGCCACACCCGTGGTCCTGGTCCCCGTTCCCGAGGCATAGCCCCTGAAGGGCTTGCCCGCGGCGAACATGCTGTCGCCGTGGTTGAGGACCGTTTCCCCGCCACCGAAATTCACGAGTTCCGGGCCTCGCTCACCAACCCACGCCCAACCCTTGGCAGCACCCTGGGTACCAGTGGCATAGCCCTTGATCCCAGAGAGAGCCTTGGTCCAGCCCGAGCCGTACCTATGGACGGCGTAGTTGAGGCCGGCATAGATGGACGCCAGCGGGTCAGTGATGCCCCGCTTCCGGTACGGGCCGGCGTAGGCGTTGAAGGTCCCAGGGATCGTCTGCATGAGGCCCTGAGAGGGGTGCCCCATCTTGGCGTTGATGTCCGTAAGGTTGATCGCCTTCGGGTTACCTCCGGACTCCACTCCGATCCGGTGAAGGACCAGTGCGAGGTTCGAGGGCGAAAGCCCGAGCTGTGCCAGGGCCATCTTGACCTGAGGCGTCCAGCGAGAGACCGAAGAGCCGACTCCCGGAGAGCTGAGCGTCCCATCCACGAGCTTCGAAACGTCGGGCTTCTTAGCCTTGACGTGATCTCCGCTGAAGTCGAACAGGCCATCCAGATTAGGGAGAGAATCCTTTGCCGTGTCGTAGACGTCACCAACGACCTGCTTTGCGTAATCCATCGGACTCGTCGATATTTCACGCAGGGTCTTCACCATGTCGATCACGCCGTCGTATTCCGACGTCACGAGATCCCACATGCCGCTTACGCCGTCAGTTACAAATCCTGCCGGATCAGTCAGAAGATTCTTCGCCCCGCCGAAAAAGGACTTTATAGAATCCCAACCGCCTGTGAAGAGATTTTTGACAGCGCCCTTTAGGGTCTTCCAGCTAAGGAGGTCGCTGACGTACTTCTCCCCACGCTGGAGGATGTTTCCGTTGCCCTTCCAGACGTCATCCCAGGCGTATTGACCCGCAATGGGCCCGATCATGCCACCGATGGTGCCTATAAGCTGGGTATATCCATCGGGAATCGGGAGCTTCTTCAGAATGTCCCAAGAATCCTTGGACAGGAAGTTGAACATGCCCTTGAACTTGTCGGCCATGTCCCCGCCGATGAAGTGTGAGCCGGACGTGCCGGCGCCCACGACGCCGCTCTGAGAGTCGCCTCCAAGCGAGCGAGAAGAGCTGTCCATCGTCATCGTGCTGAGCGCACCAAGTGCGTCCGATCCGATGTTGAAGTTCTTAGCCGCGTCGACAAGACCGTTGAGGCCAAGCTTCCCGAGAATGCCGCCACCAGCAAACTTCATTGCGTGCCGGATGCCGTTGACACCCTTCTGGCGGGCAATGAGGTTCATCTTGTTCACGTAGCCGGGACCAACAGCCGCGGTCCACTCAGGCCGCATAACCGCTTCGCCACCGGACAGATGCAGTTCACCAGCCGTGGGGCTGACGAACTGGTGCACGTCCCTGCCGGGGGTGTAGCCCGGAAGCACACCACCGAGAGCCTTCTTTTTCTTCTTCTTAGAAGGCTTGGAAGAACCGCTCTTGCTGCTTCCACCAGGAGCGTGCTTGGAGATGTTGTCCAGTCGGGTGTTCAGGATCTCGGCTTCACCGGCCGTGTCACTCAGCGCAGTCTGAAGCTTCTTGATCTCCTTGACGATCTTGTCCGTCTGCATCGAGTTGAGCTGACCAACTCGATGAATCAGAGAAGTCTCTCCGGAACCGAACTTCTTCGAGGCGTTGTCCGCCTCCTCCTTTACGGCCTTGACTTCGCCTCGCAGAGCAGTGAGAGCAAGCGCGTTGAGCTTGTTCACCTGCTTGATCGAGCCCTTGGCAGCAGAAGTCAGTGAATCCGACTTCGACTTGACACCCTTGAACTCGTCGGTGACGTGGTTCAGGTTCTTGTCGTTGAGGGCCGACACAGCCGTCTTGGAGTGGTCGACCGACGTCTTGAACGCGTCGTCCTTGTTGGTGACCTTCTTGAACTCTTCATCGAGGCCCGAGAGCTGAAGAGACCTGAGGTTCTTCACCGCGGTCTCGACGTCCTTGACCGCCTTCGCGGCCAGGTCCGCCTTCGCCTTGACGCTGGTCTCCTTGCCAGCAAGCTCCTCAGCGAGCGGGGTCAGCTTCTCGTTCTTGAGGTCCCGGATGTGGGCCTTCAGGCCGTCAATCGTCGCGTCCAGCTCGGCGACGTTCCGCTGAGCCTGAGTGGTGTTGACCTGGATCTCTTCAGCCTGGCGCCTGGGGCTCTGCGCGGTACGTCGAGCCTGGTAGCCACTCTTGAAGCCGTTGCCCTTGAACTTGGACACGATGCCGCTGCCCACAGCGGTACCGAGCTTTGCGGTGCCCTTGGTGAGCTTGAACGCACCCTTAGCCAGGCCGCCAAGAGGTGACATCAGCTTGATGACGCCACCGACCAGCTTGAAGAGCGTGCCGAAGAGAAGAGCCCCGGTCCCGATGATGGCCGCGAACTTGCCGACCTTGATGATGAGATCCGTCAGACCTGGGTGGCTCTTCAGGTAGTCCGTGGTCTTCTTCAGCCACCCAGCGAAGATGGTCAGGTCCTTGAAAAGCTCCTTGATGATCTTCTGTGAAGGCCCCTTGAGACCTGAAGCCATATCGGAGACGGCGTTCAGAAGACCACCCTGGTAAGTGGTCTTTCCGTAGTTCGGGTTCTTCTTGTACTTCTCAACACCACCCGGACCGACGCCGGATTGGATGTACTTCCGGTTGTCTACGTGCGCCTTACCCATGAGGGCTTCGCCGGCACCCGAATACTCGTAAGTGCCGTCCTTCTTCTGCTTGACGAACATGTTGGCCAGGCCGTACTTGCCCTGTTCCCACATGTTGGCCAGGCGAGTCCCAATCGTCGCAGAACCGGACTGGGTTGCCGCACCTGCAATCTTGGGGTCCTTACCGCGCTTCAGAAGGGCGTCGACAATGCCCTCACCAGGAACACCGCCCGTGGTCTTGGCGTTCGCCATCCAGTCCATCATCTGAGCAGAAGCGGTGTACTCCTTGGGCAGTTTGATCTTGACGCCCATTTTCTTCTGCTGGTCAAGCTTTCCCTTGATCTCCTTCTTGGTGTAGGAGCGATCCGAGAAGCCAAAGGCTGTCGCCAGTTCCTCGATGGGGATACCAGCGTTGTCGGCAAGAGACTTGACGTTACGCAGAGACGCACGGTCGGCGTCCTGCATGATGCTGACCGCGTACATGGCTCGACCGACCTGGTTGGGGTCGGTGATACCTGCGTACGCCGAGAGGTTTCCGATCGCCTCAACGAGCGAAGTCGCGCGCTTAGACGCGGCGCCGGAAGACATGCCGTGAGCCTTGCCAGCACGGGCATACTGCGTGCCGTACTTGAACATGTCCTCAACGCTGTAAGGCGTCGCAGTACCGTAGTTCTTCAGCTCGTTGATCTGCTTCGCGGTGTCCTTGTTGGACACGCCCATCCGCTGAAGAGCGGTCTGAGCCTGCATCATCGAGTCAGCCGCGGAGACACCCAGGTACGACATTGCGCCAGCAGCAGTCAGCAGAGGCGTAACCAAGTTCCGCGTGATGGTGCGTCCGAAGTCGCTCATGGTGGAGCCGAAGGCAGACACCTTCGTCCCGACGTTATGCACCGCGCCGGTCCAACTCTTCTCCACCTTGCGGGCGTTGCCCTGGAGAGTCCGGACCGTGGCGTTGTTCTGCCGGATCGTGTCCAGAGCCGCAGCCTTTTGGGCCTTCGCGGTGTTGAGAGCCCCCTGAGCCGCGGCGACGTCCGCCCTACGCTGCGTCTCCATCTGGGAGAGGATCTGAGCCTTGCGGGTGTTGTACCCCTCCGTGTAGGCGGTCTGAGCCTCACGAGCTGCGGTCTTCTGCGCAGTCGCCTCCATGGACGCCTGGCGGATGATGAGCTTGGACAGGGAGGAGATCTGAACCTCACGGGCCTTCGCCTGGCGCGCTACCTCAGCGGCCTTCTCCTTCTCGGCGGCGATCACGGCCTTAGCCGATGCCGCAACCTCCGCCCTCTCCGCAGTAGCGATACGGGCGTTGGACTGCTCCACGTACTTTGCGAAAGCGGCCTGCTGCCTCTCTCGCTCGGCAAGCTCCTTCGCCTGGGCAGCCGTGACCGCAGCCATGGCCTTGAGGTAGCTAGCAGCCTCGGTGTTGGAGAGCTTCTTACGGGCCTCGATCGCGGCCTTCTCGACCTCGACCCGCTTAGCGGCCTCTTCCCCGTACTGGGCAGTGATCCACGCCTGGAGCTTCGCCTCCAACTTGGCAGTCTGCTGAGCCAGCTTCTCGCGAGTGCCAGAGAACTTGGCAATGGCCTCTTGTGCCCTGTCCAGCTCGGCCTTCAGCTCAGCCTGATTCATCTCGGGGGTGATCAGGATGAATGCGGAACCAACCTGAATCCTGCCCTTAGTCGACATCGGCTCCCCTTAGAGGTTGTTCATTCGGTTGAAGAAATCCACCACCTCATTCGTGGAGGCGTGCGCGTATGTGGAGGGCTCAATCTCGGTGATCTCCTCGCCCGGTCGCGGAAGCGGAGCCGGCATGGGGATGTCCTCCCCGTCCTCGCCTGAATTGGCTTTGATGAACAGCCAGTTATTCAGCTCAAGGGCGTCAGAGATGCGAGCCAGCAGGTAGGCGGACTCAGTCCACTCGGCGGCTTCATCTACGGTGGCCGCCAACACCGAACGTCCTGTCTGGCGAAGGAGAGAGCTGATCAGGACGGAGATTCGACGTAGAGAGAGCCGCCCACGCCACAAGTCCAGAAGGTCAACCCCGAAATGCTGAAGCAAGTCCGCTTCAAGCTCCTCGGGGTACTTCCGAATGACGTAGACGGCTCGGCTCAGTTTCCCGTCGAGGCGTTGATCTTGTCGTTGAACACCTGGAAGTCACGGATGGTCGGGCGGGTACGGCGGTACTCCTGCCACTGCTCCTCGCCCAGGACGATGCGCACGGCTTCGAAATCATTCTCGGCAAACACGACATCAACCGGGTAATCCATCGGGGAAGGCAGGGTGTAGACCTTGCCGCCGTGCTCGACCTCGATCACGTCGCCGCGGGCCTCAGCCTCAGCGGCAACCAGCTCGGCGCCGGCGTCGGGGACCTCAACGGTGTCAACGGACTCAACGGGCTCGTCGACAGTCTTCTTAGCAGCAGCCATGGGAACTCCAAAGGAAGCAAAGGGGGTTGGGGTGAGAGAGGCCGGGGATTACAAGCCCTCCCCGGCAGGGGCAGGAATTAATTCAGACCTCAGGCCATGGCCTGATTGGTCAGGACGTAACCGAGCGAACCGTTGGAGTCCAGAGCCTCAATGGTGAGCTGGTACTCCTGAGCCGCCGTACGGACGAGCGTGATAGCGCCGCGGTCCTGGATCATCGCCCGAGGGATGACCACTCGGTTGTGGATGCCGTTCTGAGACCAGTCCACGACGAGCGAGATCTCCTGAAGCGTCGGGCTGCTGGAGATGTCGAGTCGGTAGCTACCGGTCGGGTTACCGCCACCGTCGAGAACCGGAGCCCAGTTGGCGCCGTAGAAAAGCTCAGTGGTGCTGATGTTGGTCTCAGCAAACGTGGCCGAGATAGAGAAAGTGGCACTGTCCACGTTGTAGAGAACCGGCACAGCGGACTGCCAGACGTTCACCGGGTTCGTGTTGACCTGCGGAGTGATGGTGACACCCGCGTCGCTCACATAACCGAGCGTGGTGTAACCGGCCGGGGGAGTCGTTCCATCGCCCACATCGGTAGGCAGGGTGACGCCAACTGCCGGCGCCATGTAGACGTAACCACTCGGCGCAAACCGAATCTTGGTAGTGTCGACGTTCGAAGACATAGAGGCTCCTTTGGGGGAAACAAAAAACGGCCCCAAAGGGGGCCGTGGAACTGAGGAGTTCAGGCGTTAGTCGTCAGCGACGAGGTACAGGCAGACTTCGCCCGTGTACGCGGGCTCAAGGGATTCCTTGTCGGGATGCCAATGCGGCGCTGAGATCTCGTGCACGTCGAGCACCAGGGCGCCCTTCAGGGCCTTGCTCGGAAGCTGCTCAAGTAGGCACTCGCGCACGGTGTATGCGAGGGCGCCGGCCTCGGCCGCGCTCTGGCCGTACACGTCGTAAAGGATGTCCATACGGTCCATGCGGTCCCGCTGCATGCGGGCTCCACCGGACTGGATGACATAGACGGTAGTCTCACCGACATTGCGGCCTACGAGGGTGCCTGTCACCGCGTCTGTAGGGATGTCAGGGAACGATCTCAGGAACTCGATTACGAGGGGGAGCGGATCAACTCTCAATCAATACGCTCCTTCTCTAGAACTTCCTTGAAGAAGAACCGGCCCGCGTGCCTGTGCCCTGCCGGGTCGCGGTAACCCTGTTCCTGGAGCATCGCGTGTCGAGCCCGCTCGTTCTCTTCAACCACGACGTATCCGACCCATTCACGGCCGACCTCTTCGACCATGGGCGTGATGTTCTTCTTGATGGAGAACTCGTCCGTCGTCACGTGAGGACCGCGAGGGGCAGCCTTGATCATCTTTCCGGCAAGCTCACCAGTCTTAGCGGCTACCAGAGCCCTCACTTCTCCGGAGTGCATGAGCTTGGTTTCAAAGCCCATGTCGGTCTCGAACGTGAAGCGAGCGTTTGAGGATCTGGTGTACTGCTTTCC